CCTAATATAAATGGAAGATCTAATGAACCAAGTATGTGGCAAACCGACACTACCACGTTAGATCAAATAATATATGAAAACAATAAACCTCAATTTGTAACTGAACGTTTAGCAATGAAGCTAGGTGTGCGATGAGTTCTGATAAAAGGTTTTATGGCATTTACCAAGGTCTTGTTATAGACAACCAAGACCCTACTGGGCGCGGGCGTATAACAGTTCAAGTGCCTCAAGTAACTGGTCAAGCGGTAACTGACTGGGTAGATGTGTGTAGCACAGGTGGAGGAAGCATACTTTCAACAGTAGGGGCGTCTGTATGGATTATGTATATTGCTGGAGACCCTAATTTTCCAGTATGGATGGGAGTCCTTAAATGAGTAAAGCGATATCATTGCCGTTTCATTTTGATACGGCTTCTGGTGGGATATCTACAACTTTAGATACTACTAAAATGTGGCAAGACAGGGTAATTGTTGTTGTTATGACTAATCTAGGTGAGCGCGTAATGCGCCCTACTTTTGGAAGCGATGCCCCTAAAACAGTAGGTCATAATTTAAATGATGCTATATCTATTATTAAACAAAGCGTAGCAGTGGCCTTTAGCCGTTGGCTTCTTGATTTAGATTTAATAGAAGTAACTGGGTTTACTGACCCAACTGATGGGTATTTGATTATACAAATAAAGTATAATTATCGAACTCAAAACATTAATCAGACTGTAAATATCAAAACTGCTATCCTTAGTCGGAGTGGCGACATACTTCTGGAGGTAACACCAAATGGCCGATAAATATGTACCACAGGTAGATTATACATCTCGGGATTTTGCAAGTATTCGCGACGATATGACCGCGCTTATACCAGATTACGCACCCACTTGGACTACGCGCGACCCAGCAGACATTGGAATGACTTTACTTGAATTGTTTTCTTATATGGGTGATTTACTTAACCACTATATAGACCGTTCAGCAAATGAAGCTTTTATTAGCACTGCTAGTCAAAGAGACAGCGTTCTACAGCTTGCCCGTCTGCTTGGGTATAACCCAAAAGAAAATGTAGCTGCGTACGTTACTTTGACGTTTTATAACTCTACAGGAAGCATTATTGTTGTTCCTGCAAAAACACAAGTTGCAACTACAGTCGTGTCCAATAGCGCAACTACTCAAATTGTTTTTGAAACTAATTCTGCTGTAAACGTACCAGCTAAAGTTGGAACTACTAATGGGTCTGTACAAGTAAAAGCAACTCAAGGGGTTACTGTTACGGAAACTATTGGAACAAGTAATGGGTTATCTAATCAAGTATTTAAATTATCTCAATCTCCTGTAATCAACAACAGCGTATCCCTTACAGTTGGGGGAACTAACTACACACAGGTTTCTTATTTAATAGACTACAGTGGATATGACGCAGTATTTTATACATATACAAATTCAGCTGGTGTGACTTATGTTATTTTTGGAGATGGCATTAGTGGGCGTATTCCAGCAAACACCGCTGTTATCACCGCAACTTATCGAGTAGGTGGCGGGGTTATAGGAAACGTAGCAGCTAACACTATTAAATCTATTTTAACTAACGCACAAGCAGGGTTAACTGTACTTAATACTACATATGGAAGTGCAACTGATGACGGAACTGCTGTAGGTGGCACAGATCTAGAGTCTACAGATTCTATTCGCCTTAACGCTCCACTTAGTTTTAGAACTCAAAATAGAGCCGTGTCTTTGTCAGACTACGCGGCACTTGCAGTTGCTGGTGGCGCAGCTAAAGCTTCTGCAGTTGCAGATGTATACAGCAGCGTAACTTTGTTTTTTGTACCTTATGGAGACTCTGGCGTACTAACAGATGGAGTTACCCCTTCAACAATCTTTACTAACACTATCCCAACACTTAATACGTACTTAATGGATAAGATTCCAGCAAATACAACAGTAACTTATCAACCAGCTACCTATGTTTCTGTTAAATTAACCGCTGCAATAACAGTAATGCCAAAATACAATCAAATTTTAACAAAACTAAATGTTGGATTAGCCGTAGCTAATCTATTTTCTTTAGATAACGTAGCTTTTCAAGATACTATCTATTTATCTGATGTATTTGGTGCAATAACTTCTGTTGCTGGCGTAGGCTCTGTCCAAATAACTAAACTACTACGTGGAGACCAAGACCAATCATTTAACGTAAATAACAAAGCACTAACTAGCAATATCGCAACCATTACAACATCAGCTACCCATAATATTACGGTTGGGCAGACTATATTTGTATCTGGTGTAGGAATTGGAAATGGTGATTTTGACGGAACGTTCGTTGTTACAGCAGTAGGCGCAACTACTATTAGTTACGTAAACGTGTACACAAACGTAGCTTCAGCGGCAGTTAGCCCTGTAGGAAAAGTAACTGTACTCGCCGTTAAAGACATTAAATGCGATTCTAATGAAATACCTGCTTTGGATGGTACTGCACTAGCCCTTACATATACTGGTGGGTTGTAATGTCACGGTACGGATTAAACCCGTATGCTTTAGGCTACTATGGAAATACTGATGCAATTCCATTTGTATCAACTAATTTTGTAGCACGTTCTGAAAACTATGGGTATATACAGTTATCTTGGAATAGCCCATACGGCCAATGGTCTAAAATAAAACTAGTTAGAAACACATTAGGTTTTCCTGTAAACGCCTGGGACGGGGATGTACTTGATATTAGAAAAGATGGAGCGTATGTAGCGTTTAAAGAAACAGACCCTACTATTTTTGATGATAACTTTAACTTAGCTACTAATACGTTTTATTATTATTCTTTATTTGTATTTGAAACTGTAAACTACACTTGGGTCCGTGTAGGTGACGTTTCTGCAGTGTCCGCAAAAGACTACGGATATACAGATTTAATGTATAACTCATTACCTGATGTGTACAAAGTAACGTCTTTAAATGATCCTTTTTCTAATTTAGATAATGAAGATCTTTATAACTTTTTATCTTTATTTGGGTTTCAATTAAGCCTAGATCATACTTACACTAACCTTCTTACTAATAGATACGATGTAGAAACGGTTGGCGGAGCATTAATACCGTTGCTTATGCAAGAATTTGGAATTCCTTATGAACCAGAACTAGGGTTGCAACAAGCAAGGCTTTTATTAAAAAACGCACCGCACACTTTACAAGAAAAAGGAACTAAAACAGGGTTAAAGGATTATTTAAAAGCATATACTAACTATGGCATTAATGAAGCATCTACAGCGCCTAATCCTAACGCAACAAGTCTTACAATAGGCGCAAATATAATGCTTGATTATAATGATTCATCTTTTGAAGAATCTATTGGCCATTGGGCATCCCCTAATAGCACAGCTCTTCTATATTGTTTAAAAGAAAAGAAAGTAACTACTGTAAGCCTTACCTCTAACGTAGCTACTTTAACTGTAGGATCTCATAGCTACCAAGTTGGAAATAAAATATACACAAAGAACTTTTCATTACCTTTATTTAATTCAGGAAATAGCGCTGTAACTATCACAGCAATATCTTCTAAAACTATTTCTTATGCTTTAACTGGAACAGACGTCGTAGCAATAAACGCTTATAACAATGTTTTAAATGTTTACCCCACTATTTCACCAGAACCTTATGCTTACCAAGAGCCAACGACGTCTATTGGATTTTACCCAAATAGGCAAAAAGGAATAATGGCTGTAAAAAACGCTAGTGCTTCTACAGGAACTGTTAAAATAACTTGCGGCACTCCAAACTCTAATTCTGTAATTAAAATAGGAATTCCTGTATCGGCTAGTACTGTTTATAGCTTTAGTGTTTACTCTGCTGCTGGTACAACCGCACGGACTATTACAGCTGGTATTGATTGGTATGATCGTTTTGGCGGTTATATATCATCTAGCACCGGTACGGGAACAAGCAATGCTACAGGTGAGTTTTCTATTAGATTAAAAGCGGAAAATAAAACTTCTCCTAGTACTGCTTATTATGCAGTTCCTACCCTTTCTATTGCTAGTTCAGCGGGGTCGGCGTCTAATGAATGGCATTATTTTGATTGCGCACAATTTGAAGCAGCGTCAGCAGCTAGTTCGTTTGAAGACGCACGTAATATACGTATAACGCTTGTTGCTAACAGAATTAATGAATTAATTAATCCTCATTTTGCAGGAACTTCATCTGCAGCCCCTTGGGTAGCAACTGGAGGCACTAGCACAATTGTTACAAACGCTATAGAACCTGGCGCCACTGTGTATGCCGCAAGTTATTTAACATTAGTTTCTGGAATAGCTACTTTAGAGTCACCAGTTACTAATGATTTAAAAACAGCTCAAACAATATATGTCAATGGAGTAACAGGTATTACTAATGGCGTTTACACTGTTACTGGATGGAATGCGGCAACTACATCCACATCGGCTTCTGTAGTATTTAATACTGGAGGGTCCACTACTGCCACACGCACAGCTGTAACTGGAACATTTTATACCGCAGGGAACGCTTTAAAAGTAATTGCTTCTTCTGGAACAGTAACAGTTAACTCATGGGACGGGTCTACAACATCACAGCATATGCCTATTTACTACCCTAACGTTAACTATACGTTTAGCGTATATGCAAGGGGTACGTCAGTAACTGACAGCGCCGTTACAAGCATAATTTGGTACAACTCTAGCCATTCCGTAATATCAACAACTAATGGAACCGCTACACCTTTAACTTCATCAACTACAAGTTGGACTCGCCCATCAGTAACTTCCGTAGCCCCTTCAACAGCAGCTTATGCAACAGTGCGAGTTACAGTGACCACTACCAGTGGAAACGTTTTATTATTTGATGAAGGGCTATTTGAACACCAAGCTTTAGTGCTTCCGTTTTTTAGCGGATCTATCGGACCTGGGCCTTCTACAGACTTTTTATGGGAAGGCACCGTTAATGCAAGTCGTAGCCATTATTATAAGAACCTATCAAATATCTCTGTACGTTTAATAAATGGCGCTTTAGATAACCATCTTCTTATGGGCACCAGCCTTGCAATTAAATATGCTCAAACAAAAACGTAGTACACTTTCTGCATGACTACCTTACTGCTTGTTTCTTTATTTGTTTCTTTTTTTCTTGCGCTACTTAGTTTACCTATAGATATACTTGCTATGTATATACCTACTGTAGCGGTAAATGCGTCTTTTTCTATATCTTTATCTATAGTAGGTAACGCCCTTATAGGGTTTCCTATAAAAGAGTTCATTATTCGGGTATTTGCTACTGCTTTTGTCAGTCGGGTACTTTTGGCCGTGGCTGAAAAAGTAACAGATTATCGCCCAGCCGTAATTAATAGCTCCCGCCAATAATCTGTGCTAATGTGCGTCTCCCTTAACAAGGAGGTCGTATGGACAAGTTATATGTATTGGTTACCGGTAATGGAAGTACCAGCCGAGCTAACCTAGAAGCACTA